ATACCCTGGTGGACACCCCCCACTTAAGCACGTTGCACCGAACGTATATTTTGATGCAATGCCTTCCGAAAAGTCGTTACAAATACAGTATCCACCTGTTGTTCTGCTTTGTGTTAACGGGTCACAAGCATTTTGGACGCATTGACATGATAATCCAGGTTCATAAGTTTGTAGGCGCGTATTTGCTGGACATTGTGGACATGTTACACAATTTCCATTTGAATCGGACACGCTACCTGCGGCGCATGGTTTTTTGCACGAGCCATCGGGCATCGCTACAAAGTCTGCCGGACACGCGCACACGCCGTTCACTATGCTCTGTCCAGGAAAGCAACACGCCTCGAGTCCCGGTCCCGCACTGACTTTGACTTTACCACCACTACACGCCAGACCTGACGTGGTTGGATTCAGCAACCCTGCCGATGCTGATTCAGCACTTGGCATATTCGTAACACCACTGATGATAGCATTCACTCCAGAAACTGCGCTATTCACCACATCATTCACGGTCTGTAATACACCCACCTGAATTGCGTTTGCTGCATCGATACCCGCGTTTGCTATTTCTGACGATGCGGATGCTAGACCGCCACTCACAGTGTTCACGGCCGTGTCGACTGTCGAGTTTCCTGAATTGACGGGTGGGACGGTCACTGTCACGACCGTAGTAATAATGTCTGGATCTAGACTGAGGTTTCCTCCAGATACGAAGAAACGTACGAGTGTGCTACCGAAAATAAGTTCGGCAATAGTTTGACCCTCCGTCACGTAACACGTCGGCGGGTCACTGTCTCGGTAAGTGACGCCCTTGACGCGACACACGTCCCGAGTGTTCACACACTCACCAGTCTCCCGTATGTACTGATTTTTCGCACGGTCGGTTGCCGTTCGGACCTCTTCGTCACACATTTGATGGATCGAGGGATCTGCCGCTATACACGCTCCTGCAGCAGGTATGTTGGTTGGTTCTATGGTGTTCCATTGTGAAAACCAGGGCTTTGCACGCCATTCCGTATACGTCAGGTCCCTTGTATCATCACTCGAAGCAGGTGGCCATGGGTACGCGGCGTGACACGTGTCCTTTGATGAGTAAGAACACGCCTTTTCATACCCGTTACCTGGTAAAAAGCCCACACCGCCTTCGGACGCGCATATATTGTCAAATGCCATGGCGTGTAAATTGTATAGTTCAACGGGTGTCATATATAGGTTAAAATTCGTGAGGAATGTGAAATCATCTATAGAATCCAACTCTAGATCAGAAGAAATCCGAGACGATACGTCCGCTACGAGATCCTTGACGGATTGGGGAGGATTTTCACTCGTGAATATCTTTGAGAATTCGTTGTAAATGGCAAGATCGATCAAATCTGTGTCCCATTCGTCCAGAGGGCCCACGAACATAGGGTACCGACCTTCGCGTGGAGGGGGTGCGGGTCCTGGTGCAGCGGCGGGCGAGGGCGAGGGCGTCTGCGGACACGCAATACCCAGAGGCCACGTTGAACAGGCGATTGTGGTGTTCACGACTTCGGAATCGTTTGCGGCCTTCATATTACGCATGTCTTCTGTCGAAATCAGTTCCGTATAGTTTCCGGTATTTGTCATATCGAGAACCAGACCGACTATCGCCGCCGCGTCAAAAACCCGTGCAACCGATGAAAGCGCGCCGCTTTTCGCTTCTCTTTCGGCAATTTCTCGTGCCATCATTTGTGCACCGTTATCCGCGTTTCTTGCCGCCGCTTCTGTGGCGGCTCTCAACTTCGACGCCGCTGCCGTTTCCCCCAACTGCGTCGCAGTTTTGCCCCATCGCATACCCATCTTGGCCCTGGCCAGGATCCCCATACGCCCAAAAGCTTTTGACATTCGAGCCGTTAAAGTTCGTTCAGCGACCGCGGCTCTCGCGAGTTTCAGTTCCGCCCTGATCGCGGGAGTCATGATCGCGCGTGTCAAGATTTTGCGAGCTATGACGTCTGCGTGTAAAAGCGCCTCTACCGCGAGTCCGATCCCTATACTCGTCAAAATATCCGGTAAACTGTCAAGTAGGGCCGCAACCTGACCCTGTTCTGCTGGAGGAGCCGTGAGACCCACCTGTTGAATGGCTGGTGCTTGCGCAAGTCCGGGTTGTGAAAGAGAGGATTGAGGTCCAGAGTAGACGGGCACTGGGGTTGGGGACGGAGCGGGAGCAGGCGCTGGGGTTGGGGACGGCGTGGGAGAAGGCGCGGGCGCCTGTACGATGACTGGCGCCGTGGGAGCGGGTGTCTGTTTTTGTAGTTGTAGTAAAACAACGACAATAACGACGATGACGACGACAAGTACAAGCCCTGCCCCGCCGGCGACGGCCGCTTTTGTGGCGATGGCCATCCTCTAATGTTTACAAAAGAAAATTTAACCTAGGACCAACATAGCGGCTAGCCCTCCACAAAATGCTACACATATCGCAATTATAATCCATTTAAACTTTTCGAAAAAGTCCATTATAGGTCCGAACAAATCACTCGCCAAAGGTGTGAGAGCATTGACGCCTGCACCTAATACGGTCGCAGCTCCTCCCGCAGCGGCACTGAGAACTTGAGCGGCCGCCGGTGTGAGTGCTGTACCCGTCTCCACGATCGCGGCAGCAGTAGCACCAGCAACAAAAGCAACCGCCTCACCAATTGATCCGGCGAGCTGATTCTCATAATCCGAATGACACGTCATTTTACCCCACGCAATGACTGGTGCTGGGGAGTTTGACGCCGGCGCCGGCGCTGGGGAAGGGTACACGCTAGTTCCAGCCCTTGTAAGCGCCGCCTGGATGACGATCGTGTTATCATCAATAACCTGAACGACCGTCTTGTCACCTCCAATCGAAAGATCAGGTGAAGTTGGGGTCGCATCCGGGTTGGGTGGGGGGTAAAAAGTGAACGTATCATTCACACACGGATTGAAGTTTCGACCGGCTGGAGTATAAGTAATCTGAACTTTGTCTGCACTCAAAATTTTAATGTCAGTGATGGAAACCTTGACGCCATCTGTCCCGTCGAGACGGGCGAGAGCTAAACTAGCGAGGGTGAGGGCGGTTATACCCGCGAAAACAGTTGTGGGTGTTATACCATATTTGCTCAAAGTGTCGCTTTGTTTGGTGACTCTCGCTAGACCAGAAGGCGGCATATCGTTCAGAGGGGCTTTGCCGGTTTTGGCCGTTGTTATGTCATCTGCTTTATTAGCGGCAGTTCTCACAGATGTCATGAATTCATCGAAATTGTCACGAACGCGACGCGCCATGGCGGCCCCCTGTGCCGCCACGTCACTCCCAACTTTTGCCGAGCGAGCTAAAACACTTCTCGATGCCGTCAGTACACTATCGAGAACCGCGCCTGATGTTTTCACAAACGCCCCGAGTGCAGACTTGAGAGAAGACATTATTATCATTAATAAATATTTTTACTTTAAGAACTCGGCCACACTTTCACTAATGAAGATCATCTTCTGTATGCCCGGTCGCTCGTACTCGCGTGAGTTCCTTCTGGCATGGTCTGACCTTCTGATGCAAGCCTCCTCCAAGGGCCACCAAATCATGATCAGTCAGCAGTACTCGTCCGTCGTTCATTTCGCACGCGCCAAGTGTCTCGGCGGCGACGTACTCAAGGGCCCGGACCAGAAGCCGTTCCAGGGCCAAGTGGAGTACGACGCCATGATGTGGATCGATTCTGATATCGTTTTCAAGCCAGAGGACTTTTTCCGGATCCTCGAGAGCCCACACGACGTGACGGCTGGTCACTACATGATGGAGGACCTGCAGCACATGGCCGTCGTCAAGGAGTGGGACGAGGATCATTTCAAGAAGAATGGCTCTTTTGAGTTTATGAAGCCCGATGACCTGGCCGAGGCCCCCGAGTACATGCCCGTGGCCTATGCAGGCATGGGCTGGATGATGATTCGCAAGGGGGTCGTCGAGAAGCTCAAGTATCCGTGGTTCCGCAGTGAGCTCAATACCATGTGGGACGGCGACAAAATGCTCGTCGATATATGCTCAGAGGATGTGTCCTTCTGTAACGCTCTCAAGGCGGCGGGGCACCCGGTCCACCTGGACACCAAGCTGCGGGTCGGTCACCAGAAGATGCTTATAATTTAAACTCGGAAATTAATTCATCTAAATTGCGATAGTACCGTGCGAGATCCTTTTTGAATCGCGCATCTTGCTTGGCCTTGGTCTTGACCAAATAAGCAAGATTCGCCTTTGAGTACTTTGTCCGCACCGCCATCAGAAGCCGGTGTTTATTTAAAAATAAAAGATTAGTTATTAACAGTAGGGTGATGGGTACAAGAAACGGTATTATATATGGATATAGAAACAAAATTAATGGAAAAATATACATCGGAAAGACGACTCAGCCCGAGGAAATCAGGAAAAGACAACATAAAAATTCTAAAAAGAATGATCATTTTCATAGTGCTATTCGGCATCATGGGTTTGAAAATTTTGAATACTTTGTAATCAAAGATAAAGTTGAGACCGATGAAGAGTTGAACAATCTTGAGATATATTATATAGAAGAACACTCTACATTTAAAGACAGAACTAAAGGATACAATTTGACGGCGGGAGGGGAAGGCTCAACTGGTCTCATACCGAGTAAAGAAACACGAGAATTGATGAGTAATTCTCGTACTGGTCTCAAAAGGACTGAAGAACAGAAACGCACAATGAGTATAGCTCAAACTGGTCGTAAAATAACAGAAGAGCATAAAAATAAAATAAGTATTGCTCATACGGGACTCAAGCGAAGTCCAGAGCACATCAAAAATGCAGCGGAAGGAGCATATAAACAAATAGAACAATGGTCACTGGACGGTGATTTAATTAAGATATGGAACTCTATAAAAGAAGCAGGTGAAACCCTGAAAATTCATAGGGGAAGTATAAGTGGATGTGCCAATGGTTATCCAAAAAATAAAACAGCTGGAAAATTTAAATGGAAATTTCACAATCCAAACTCGGCTTTCAATTCATCAATTGACGTGTAGTACCGTGCGAGATCCTTTTTGAATCGTGTATCCTGCTTACCTTCTATTTTTATGATATAAGCGAGATTCGCCTTTGAATACTTTGTTCGCACCTGATTTTCAGTGGGTTTGCGTGGGGATGCTTTTTTCGGTTTGGCATTCTCTTTGACAGTTGGCCTCTTATCTATGAATGCCAATGACTGTAATAAACTATCCGAAAGATCGTCCTTCTTCTTGTGCGCGTCGAAGAACGGAACGAATTCCTTGTTAGGCCCGTCACCCGCGATGAACTTTCGGGCGCGTTCGATCGAAGCCTTCTTGCGCTTGGCATACATGGCTCGACCAGGTCCTGCACAATCGGG